GTATTTGAGACGATTAGCGGTGTTAATAAAGCTACGCAAGGTAAAGACTCAAGTAATGTAACATCTGGCGTTCAGGCTCAAATTTACCGCCAAGCAAGTACAACTAAGATAGATTATAAATCAAGGGCAGTAGAAAAAGCTATACAATGTCTGGGTACAATGTGGATGGCTATGTTTAAAAATCTTGGGACGACAGTATTAAATGTTCCTTACTACGACCCGGAAGGGAATCAAGAGGTGCGTTCTGTTATGGGTATTATGTTTGCTGACTTTGATATGCATGTTAGATGTAGAGCTGGTTCTATGATGCCAGAAAATAAGCAGTTTGTTGAAAACAAGATTATGCAGTTAGCACAATTAGGCATTGTTACTGACCCAGAATATATTGTTGAACATATGAATCTACCGGCAAAGGAAAGATTAATAGCATTAATGCGTCAACAAAAAGAAGAAGCAAAGAACGCTGAAAACCCTTTAGGTCAATATGGCAATACAGAAGATGAGGTTTATAAGAATTTACGAGACAATCCAGACCAAATGGCAAACTTACCTCCAGAGGTAACTGGTTAATTGAATTTTTTGGTAATGGGAACGATAAGAAATTTTAATAATAAAATGGAGTATATATGTCTTCAGAAAATGTAATAGGTGGAACTTACGGTGTAGAAGTACCGGGCGAAGTGGCTGATGCGTTGTTTACAACGGATGAAACTTCTGATACTGTAACGGAAACTGTCGGTGAGTCAACAACCGAGGAACAATCTGCGTCTCCCTCCGAGGAGCAACCAGAGAGTTCTGAATTAGAACCTTCAATAGAAGAAAACGAAGAGTTTATCCAGTTGGATGAATTGCATCTTGATGATGAAGTTTATAGTGTCGATCAATTAAGGGAAGCTCTGGAAGATAATCGAAATAAAAAAGAATGGCAAACATCGAATACACAAAAAGCACAAGCTTTGTCAGATGAACGGAAAGCACTCAAAGCTAAGATTGATGACATAAACGCTGTTGTAAATGATGAAGATACGATGAATACTCTTAAAGATGTGCTTGGGGATGACCATCCTTTATTAAAATCGCTAAATGAAACTATTGAAGTGTCTACTAGTAATGAACCAGAACCAGAAGAGGTAAACACTAAATCGGATGATCGTGTTACTCAACTAGAGGATCGCATAGCTCAAATGGAAGTGCAGAAGGCGGTGGACGCTGAAATCGCCCAGCTAATCCATAATCACCCCGAACTAGGTGAACGTCCTGACGCAGTGGCAGAAGTTATTAACACTGCTTTAGAGCGTAACATTCCTAGCTTAGAGGATGCATTTACTTTGGCATCGAACTCTGGGTCTTCGGACAGTTCAGTATTAAAGGCAATTCAATCAGAGGCAAAAGCTAAAGAACTTAAATCTATACCAGAATCAGACGGTAAAGCTCGTGGTGACCACGAAGTGAAGGTAAAAAAGGCTGGTAGTTATGATGAGGCAAGGGAAATAGCTTTTGATAAGTATAATATATTTAAGTAAGGAAAAGATAAATGGCTTTAAATTTTGACAATTTATCTGCCCTAACTAGAGATCAATATATACCGAACTTAGTCGATAACATTAAGAAATCTAATGTATTGACTATGAGACTTCTTGGTGCTTCTAAGCCAACTGCAAGTGGTAACAAAGTATTGCAACCAGTTGAATATGCTAGGCAAACTGCTAAAGGTTTTTACTCTGGATATGATGTACTAGATACATCTCCAAGTGAAGTCTTTACTGATGCACAGTATGACTGGGTACAAGCCTTTGGAACAATCACAATTAGTGGTAAAGAAGAAGCCTTGAACGATGGTAAAGAGCGTGTAATTGACCTATTAGAAGCTAAAGTAAAGAACATGGAAGTAGCTATGAAAGAACTTTATGGTGAAACTTTGTACGGCACTGGAGACGGTTCTGATGGGAAATTCGTGGGTCTTCAACATATAATCAAAGCTGACAGAACACTTGGTGGAATTAATAGTACTAATTACTCTTGGTGGGATGGTGGTTACATAAAAGCACTTTCGTCTTCAGACGCTGGTGTTTCTGGTTCAACCGCTACTTATGCTGAAACTGTTAATATTATTGAAAAGCAAATTAGAACTGCTTTTGGTTCATTGACCAAAGGTTCTGATTCGCCAACAATGATAGTAACAACTCAGATTGTTTTTGATGCCCTTGAAGAAGCTCTTTCTGACCAAGTTAGGTATAATGGTTCTCAGGCATCTGTTGGAGAATCTGGATTTTTAGAACTGAAATATCGTGGAGTATCTATTTTTGTAGACGAGCATTGTCCGGCTGGACATATGTATTTCTTGAATGAGAATTACATGGGTTTTCGTCATCACAGAAAAAGAAACTTTTCGTTTGAAGGTTTTCAAAAGCCAGTTAACCAAGATGCTAGAATCGCTAAGATGCTTTGGTTAGGAGCTTTGACTTGCTCTAACCCTTCAAGGCTAGGTTTAATTAAAAACTTAGCTATCGCTTATTAGGAGTTACTGATATGAGTATGCCTTTCAGCAAATCTGCCGGTGACCCTAGTGCAAAACAGAAAGTCTGGGCAAAGGCTAGTGGTGCTTTAACCGCTACCTATCCATGTGCTATTGCTTTAGAAGTTGATTCTGATGGCAAGGCTATTGGGTACATTGCTAAGACTTCTGCCGTAGACGCTGGAGCTGAAGCGGGACATTTTGGTGTTCCAGAAAATTCAGTTGAAGATGGCAAATACGGATGGGTTATAGTTAGAGGCGAAGCTACTTGTGCAAGTGGCGGTACTGCTGGACAAGCGGTTCTCTCAATTAACGCTAGTGGTGTTATTACTTCTGGTGCGTTGAGTGCATCTGTTGGTTCAAAAGGTATTGGAACTTGCCTTAGTGCTACAAAAATAGTTATTCACTAGAATAGTTGTAAATAATTACCCCCGATTTTCTGCTCGGGGGTATATTAAAAATGTATGAAAAAAAAAGATTCAAGATTAAAACGAGCTGGGGTAATGGGTTACAACAAACCCAAACGGCTCAAGAACGACCCCGGTGGGAAGTCACATATAGTGGTTGCCAAGAAGAATGGGAAGATCAAAACTATCAAATTTGGTCAAGCTGGGGTTAAAACAAACCAAACAGAAGGACAACGAAAAGCGTTTGCAAGTAGACACCGTAAAAACATTAAAAACTTTTTTTCAGGAGCTTACTGGGCAAATCGTACTAAGTGGTCACCTTCTAAAACCAAATCAAGTTCTATGAAGTGGAAGAAAGGAAGTTAATTATGCCGAGAGGAATGGGTACATATGGAAGTAAGCGTGGCAGACCTAGTAAAAAGAAAAAGAAAAGAGGTTTATACGCTAATATAAATGCTAGGAAAAAAGCTGGAACTAGTCGTAGTAAAAGTAATTCAACAATTAGTCCAGAGGCTTATGCAAACATGAAAGCTGGGTTTCCTAAGAAGAAAAAGAAAAAGTAAATGGCTGACGAATCGAGCACAAATACAATAGGATTATCTCCTAATGAGATGATTGCTGAGTTAAAATTTAGATTAGAAGACCCAAATCAAGATATTTTTTCTAGTGCGGATATGTTTAAAGCATTAAATGATGGATTATCTCGTGTATGTAGTATCGTTCCTCCTAATCTTTTAACAGAATTAACAGAAGATCAAATTGTAAATATGGATGCTACCGGGTCATTTATAGACAATTTTATTTTTGAATCAGCAAGTGCAGTACCAAAGTTATCAGCAAAGCCATTTAGAAATGCAATTCTTAGAATTGTGCAAGGTAATAATGATATTGTTTGGCATGAGATAAATGTTAACGACCTTGAAAAAATTACAAATAGTTTTTTATCTCCAAGTGTTACTGACAAGCTAGGATATTACCATAGGTTAGGAACAAAAATATTTTTAGACCCGATTCCTACTGCGGACATAACAGTATTCTTTTTAAAAGAACCAACAGTAATTGCTTCCAGTGATACTACACATGAATTAAATAGTGCTTTACACTATGCGATTGTTGACTTTGCAGAGTATATCTGTTGGAAATCTGATAATAGAATGGAACGAGCAAATTTAGCCTATTCAAATGGCATGGACATAATAACGGCATATATATCATGAAGTGGAGTGAATTAGTTGACAGAGCTATCCTACCATTTGGTAGCGATATGATACACAAGAAAAAAGCAAAGAAATTTTTAGTAGAAGCTGAAAGAGATTTTTCTATTTTTACTAAATGTTATGAAAGAGAGAGAGTTATATACGCTGAGTCTGGAGTAGTAAAAAACGAGCTACCTAGTGATTTTATTGAATTAAAAGGCAATGTAGAATATGACGGATTAGTTCTTGATCAGTTTAATGGTCAATACCCAAGAAGGAACGCATCTAATTCTTTACTACAAGGTAAGCCGTCACATTACTTTATTGAAAACAATAAGGTCGCATTATATCCTAAACCACAAGCAGATGGTAAAATACATTTTAGATATACGGCTATACCGCACAATATTGAAGAAAGTACTACCGCTTATAAAAAATTAGGATACAATACATTGACATCAGGAATGTTTAGAGCTGGTACACAAATAAAAGGTAAGGTTTCTAACGCTACTGCTACTGTGGAGTTTGATGACTCTGATGAAGATACTGGAACACTGGTATTATCCAATGTGTCTGGAACATTTCAGCAAAATGAAGACATTTTTACTAATGATGATAAGGTTGGTATGTGGTCTTCAACGCTTGGCTCGTTTGACACTTTATTTAATAATTGGGACGCATATGGTTTAGGTGGTAGAGCTAAAGTTGTAGGGGTGGCATATAATTTCTCTGAAGCTGGGCAAACACCAATTATTGATAGTATATACCATGACTATCTAGTTGACTTTGCAAAAGGTATGATGGCTGAGGATATAGGGGATGAAAAGAAGTCTGTATCATTTTTAAATAGGTATTACGCTAATAGAGAAAAAGCTAGAGAAATACACATTGGTAAAGGTGCTAGTAATATGACTATGACAGTTACTGATTTATCTGGAGGTACATTGTATTAATGATCTTACCTATAGGAAAATTTGATGGAGGTGTTATTACAAATGCAGACCCGGAGGATATATCTAATGACGCTTGTATTAATATGCTTAACCTCAGAACTGATGTAAGCGGTAAGTTAGTAAAACAAAAAGGTCATTCAGTTGTACAATCATTAAGTGTATTAAATAGCGGTAATCCTTTTGTTATTGATAGAGTTATTCAATGGACACACCCAAAATTAACGAATGGATATGGTTGGATTTTTTACGAAAAAACTGCAAAGAAAATATGGTTTGCAGATTATAATTATACAAATATACTTCTATTAAAAACGTTTACCGGTACGCAACCGGACAATGTAAGACTTGATCAAGTTGGTGAAGAAATACGGATTGCAATGGGGTTGTTTGAAAAATCTCAAGTTATACAATTTTTAAAAGATAGAAAGTTTTTTAATGGACAGTTTAATCCATATGCATCTGCAAATACAGATGATGATTATGTTTTTATTGATAATCAAGAACCTAGTTATCCTACTACATGGAACTATCAAGGAGAAATAATTGCAGATACAAGTTCTTCATTGGGCAATAAGATATATTATTATAAAGCAGTGCCAGTTTTTGATGGTACGCAAGAATATAAATTTAAAGATAATGATGCTCCTTTAATTGTAGACCTTACTGGGCAAACAGAAAAAAGCATAAAAGCTAAGTT